AGCAACAAGGCCGTGGTAGCCTCAGGAACGGTCAATGCTTACCGTACCCAGTCCGGCGCTGGTCTAGCTGCTCAGGTGTACGACCATTTCGACAACCTACCACAGCTGTGGACGAACGGCTATCTCATCGCGGTGGACACGATGTACCTTGGCGGTCAGGCGTCGGAATTTTGGGAGGGTGACGTGTACTGCTCCATCACCATGGAGTGTACGGTAGAGAGTATGTCCCAAGCCGCTGCTATGGCACTCGCACTGTCCCAACAGTGAGGGAGCCGGATGCACGATAGGGACGTCATCGATTTGCTGGTTGAGATTCTCATTGCCGGGCGCGGTGGCGGGCCTGTGGACATCAACCAACCCCCATTCACGACGCTAACGAGAGAGGGTGCTAGGGAGGAACTCGCTAGAAGGGCCTCTAGGCGGCGCTCAAGCCCCTCTAGGTCCCGTCTAGTCACCGACCTAGCACCGGCCAAGAAGACGCGCCGGGTGAGCGCCTATCAGAAGGAATTCGGTCGCCAACTCAAGGCGCTCAAGAAGAAGCACCCTAGGACGGCCATAGGGATACTCATGAAGAAGGCTCATGCCAAGACACGGAGGGCGAGGAAATGAGTCGGATTTTCAGCCTCCGAGGGACGGTGAGCTGCATGGATAACGCCGTCACCGCGAATCATGAGATATTCGACTATCAGTCCGCCGACCGTTCCAAGGGATGGCGTGTCCTCTACGCCTACGTGTGGCCTAGGGATTGGAACAAGGTCACCGCCAACGGGCAGGGGTTCCTATCTCTAGTCACGGCACTAGCTACGGACACGGGGAAATTCAACGAGAACGAACTCAGTGATGCGAGCGAGAACCGCCTCTTTGCATGGGGTCAGCAGACGTACAACCTGCGCAACGCGAATATCCAATTCATCACCCCCAACGCGACCCCCCTAGGGAGGATGAACATGCTCATTGACCCTGATACTATTATCGTCAAGGAGCTATACCTCAACATAGCTACGGCGACCGACCACGACAGCTCATCCAGCCGAGAGTACTCGTATCTCATCGTAGTACAGGAGGAGAAGGTGACACCCTCTCAATCGGTGTTCCAGCAAATCAAGGGCATGGGACAGGATATTGACTCCTAGAGGGGCTTGGAGGGGTCATTCTCGCCCTCCAACCCCACCCTAGAGGCACCAAAATCGTTGCAGAGCCATGCACCCGCCATGTCTAGCTAGACGGGCTTACGTCAGACGGTGTGTCTGTCCTACTCGATTGGGGGTTTCCACAGCTCTAGTTCTGCCTGAGCAGCAGCTAGGGCGGTACCCAACTCGGTCATTTTGTCTTGTAGGTGGCCGATGTTCCTCCGGAGGGCCTCTCGCTCTCGATAGGCACCTCCCAAGGTGTTCGGTCCGTGGTTGTGAAAGAAGACGAGGGAACGACTGATGATGTGTCCTCCCTGCCTACTCCCTGCTCCCTTGTACACTACGTACGCCTCATCGGTGATGGTGGCGCTGATTAGGTTCTTGTCTGACCCCATCAGTCCTCATCCCGGTGCGTTTCTCTCTTGGCTCGCCATGCTTCACGGTGGGTAGGGTGTACCATCCACAGTGCAACCCGGTAGTGACCAGTGATTCCCCTAACGTGAGCATCCTCCTCGTTACGGTCTATCTCCGGCCTCTTACCGAGTATGTTGGTCAGCTGTTGCATGGTGATGCCGTAGCGGTCGTTACGGTTCCACCACTCGTAAATGGTGGGTGTCGCTAGACACTCTACGCCATCATCGTGCTGTGTGACCATCCACCTCAAGCACTTCTCGTACATTCTTCTTCGCTTCATTCTCATTTTTCATTCTCCTTCTCCCCGCCGCAACCGGCGGGATAGTCCGCCGAGGGAGAACCCAGTAATAATATTAGTCACCTAGAGCTGTGCAAACCGTTCGTCTGCTCGGATTATCGGCCCTTTCTCTGCAATTTAGGGCGCCCTAAACCTTCATATCTGCGCCTCTACCCCCTGACTCTCGATGGCAAAGTCCGATTCGTTCTTCATCCGAGCTGACCTAAACTGCGGAGGCTCGACTGCGACGGGCTTCAACACCTACTTTGAGGAGGCAATTGACCTAGGGGCCTACGTTGATGCCCTCGGTAAGTCGGTACTCAGGATTCACAACATAGCGGTGTCCTTCACGGACAACAAGGGTACCAGCGTAGAGATTACCGGAGCTGAGGAAACAGCAGCTCAGTTTTGGCTAGTGACCCAATCGCAGACAGCCGCCATCCTACCTAGCAACAAGGCCGTGGTAGCCTCAGGAACGGTCAATGCTTACCGTACCCAGTCCGGCGCTGGTCTAGCTGCTCAGGTGTACGACCATTTCGACAACCTACCACAGCTGTGGACGAACGG